TGATTTGTTACAATATCATAAAAAATCCATGCAGGATTGTCAGTATAATATAGTTGATCTTTAAAACCGCCATTCCAAAAACCACTGTAATCTGCTACTCCATTTGTTGTATATTCTCGAGGAGTATAGGTATTTGGAATTCGTACTTTCATTCCTTCGAGTAAATAACTTCGTTGAGGTAAGTTACTAAACTCTTTGGAAGAAAAAGTAATCGCAGCGGCAGCAGTATATGGATAAGTTAATTTATCCTTGATAGTTGCATTAAGTCCTGATCCATTAATACCTGCAACTGCCTGCATTTGCCACTTGTCAAGATCTGTTCGTCCTCCTGCGGTTCCATCTGCCCATACCGGCATACCTAAAGGTCTTGTTAATCGAACTACTCGAATAGTAAAATCATCAAAAGGCTTAAATCTATTTAATCCAATTGTATGATCAAATGCAGTAGGGGCTGTTGTTTTCCCCGAATGGACTACACTTCCTCCATGCTGGCTAAATAAAGTCTTCCATTCACTATTAGTACTATCTAGAGTTGTTTGAATTTGGAATACATAATGAGCATGAGCAGATTCTCTATCTCCATTTTCTGTATTCATTGTGTATAATGCACTATATGCAATACGAATATTTACTTCATCAACTTGAGGAATTTGACCCGCGCTTAATCCAAAACTTAAGCCCGAGCCTGCAGCAGGAATTGATACGACTACTCCAGAGTTATCTGCAAACGATTGTCCAACAGGGTACCCCCAAGTATCGTATCTGCCATTTCCATCAGTTGCACTACTATAAGAAAACCCTGCTGCGGTTACTTCAGAAGGAAGAGTAGCAGGCTGTTTAACTGGAGTATTTGCCCCACTTCCTGTGACAGTTATACCTCCTGCAACTCCATTTATATCTGAAAAAGGCGGTTGACTTGAAGTACCTCTACGAAACTGATAAGTAGATGCTTCTACTTTTTTAATATTGCCTGCCCCAGCGGCTCCAGGACCAATTAAAGAAGGTTCAACAGGACGAGAATCTTGTACGTAAAAATCCCAAGACCCAGTTCCTTGAGGCCAAGTAGTAGCATAACTAGCCCCTGCCCTAGGATCGAGGGTCATAGTGTTTGTGCCTGTGTTTACTGATAAAATTTTAAAAGCCGCATAGACTCTTAAAGTATGGGTTGCGGTTTCATCAATAGATACAGACGTAGGGCCATCATTTGAGCGAAAAACATGCGCATGAGTAGTTGTGTTTACATTTACTTCGCCTTCAAGATCCAAAGTATCGTCTTCAACACTAGTGCCTTTTGTAAGTTTAGCAAAAAGTAAATTATTACTGTAAGTTGTAGGAATATTAGCAGAGTACCCACTATTTAAAGTAACCATTAAAAAGCCATTATAGGATTCTCCAGCAGTAATCTCTGTATTTCCAAACTGTTGGCTCTTTATTTGAATAACTACATATTTTCCAACATCATTTGCGCTAAAAGTATACCCGGTAGCAGTTCCTGTAGTTCCTCCACTAGTAATACTTAATGTAGGATACCCGAAGGTGGCTGCCGTAGTACTTAAAGGAGACCCAACATTTTTTGCATCTTCAAAAGGTACATTATCTAGAAATATAGAGCGTTTTCCATCTACCAGACCTTTAATAGGGCCTTCGCAGATCATATCAACAATACCTACATATTGCTCGGTATCTCCTGTTTGAGTACCGCGAGCATTTAAGTTCGTGGGGGTATTTAAAAATCTTCCTAAATCAGCGGGCATATCGTGGGATCTCCGTTATAGAATCATTGCCGCCAGCACCTCCAGCGCCACCACCACTTGTTGGATCTTTTGGCCCAATGTAGTCAGAACCGCCTTCAGCCATATCAATAAATGTCTGATTAGCATTCTTAACTTCAAAAGAGATAGGACGTCCAGGAACTCTTAACTTACCATACAGAACAGGAACAGGATCGCCTTCTAGTATATTTTGGCCTGACCCTTGAAAAAGGTAGCTCTCATCTTGTTGATTATCTACAGAAGGATCTGGGGCCATTAACTGTTGTATACCTGCCATACCTAAACTGATACCCATACTTATAAGAGTCATACCTATAACCTGTCCCCAAGTCATTGCCGTACCAAAAAAGGCATTGGCCAAGACTCCGCCAGCTCCATAAGTTAAAACACCTATGGTAATTAATACTGCGGCAGCCAGTAGTTTGCCTATACCACTCTTAGACCCTGCGGGAACAGCAGTAATTATCATATCCCCTTCTTCATATTCTAAAAGCATCTCTCTTTCATGTTGAATTGGCTTGTCAGCAACTTGACAAGTAAAATTAATACCTTTTTCAGCACAATCAATAAGATAATTTCGAAATTCTGGAAAATTAACTTCTAAACATTGAATTACTTTGCCAAAAGAATTTGCTTGTATTTCAAACTCTTTGCCAAACTTCTCTCCAATTTCGCCTTCTAAATATACTTTACGCAACATGCCTGTAAATTCCTACTATATGCTGTGCCCAAAATGGGTATAAATGCTCTCTGCACGAAAGTCTGTTTTCTGCGTGATGAAAGAAAATATCATTTCCCAGGTAGACTCCACAATGATCTGCAACGTTCTCTCTTACTTGAAAAATTAATACATCATTTTTCTGCGGAGTCTCTACTTTTACATGATTCCAGTTTTTGATATTTTCTTCTGTAAAATAATCTAAACTATTTTCCCACCAATTATCTTCGAATGGTATTCTTGGCGGTATTTCTATATTTTGCTCCAATAAATAATCTCTCATAGCTTCAAAGCAATCTGTAACACCAAATTCGTACTCTCTTCCAATAAGAGGGTACGCTTTTGTTTTTGGCTGTAATATATTTAGTTCCATATCAGGGTAACTAAATATATAGTAAGGTATTCCCAATGCGTTACAGCAATTTATATCATACTCAGAAGCTTTATTTGTAGTGTCTGGATGACTATGTACAATTGCAAAAATATCACACTTGCTTTTTATGTCTAAATACTCTGAAGAGGATAGTATAAAATCTTCATCATCTTTTGCGATATTTTCACAAGGAAACCACTTCTTTTTACCTTTTATAATTCCTATTACACCACAACCTTCTCGAGGATATTCTTTTTCGAAGTGTTCTTTTATCTCATCAATCACTTAAACTTTTTGCTTCCTGGGAAGCCTCCAAACGGTAAAGATACATTTTGATCCAAAGTGGAACCGCTATAGTTTCCTTGAAATCTTTTTTTACATCCAGTTAACGTTTTGCTACAAAGGTCTATTCTTTTCCAAAATTTTCTATAAGTTCTTGGGTCTTTTGCACTATTTGAAAAAAGGGCTTCCCAAACTCTCGTATGGGTATGTCCATTTACAGTGTCTGTTGTGTAAACTTTATTTCCAGCAGTATAACTTGTTGCGGAAGCCCAAGCATTAAATCCTCCCGCAACTAAGTCTCTACTTATTAAACTATCATCACTTTCAAAATATAAACCGTCATTACTATCATTACTTTCAAAAGGTCGATTATTTAAAGGCCAAGTACACCCGCCTCCAAGACCTAGTTGAACTCCTTGATATTGCCAAGGACAGTATTTTCCAATAACGACTCTATGAGGGATCTTTGCTCCTTCAATATCAAAGGGTGAAGCAAGTTCAAAGGCTACAAATATGTTATTCTCCGAAGCAATTCTATCTATATAAAAAGTTTGGGCAGGAAACTCTGGAGAATTTACATTATTGTTATCTGTATTTGATTTTAAAGTTCTATGATAAATTACTCTTGTTCCAATTAAATCATCATTTGTATCAAAATTTAAAGCTACTTTAATATCTTGTAATAACTCTTCATTACTATTAAGGCTTTTCGTAAGGGATGGAATATTTGCAACAGTTAAAGTTGGACGGGGCGCAGCTCCTGTTGAAGTCATTTCTATACCATCTATTTGAATCGGGATTGCAAAATAATCATTTTGACGAAATTCTATTTTATCTGTTCCGTCATCTAATCCATTAAATAGATAGTATGTGGTATTCTCATCAGGAGATATAACCTCAAAAAGTTCTACAAGGTTATCATCAATTCCATCATCCTGTACTGCATCAATTAAATCTGTCATTTTTAAGGCTCATAAACTCTTCGTAGAGTTGTTGTTAAACTATGGTAGTCTGTATGCCCATATTGAATTTGATATGTGTCACAAACTACTTTTATGCTGCTTGTTGTGAGACTTCCACTTGAAAAAGCATCTGTAATTACCAAAGTAAAACTAAGTGCAGATTTACTATCTAAGTATCCTGCAATCAGGTTAATCTCATCTGAGGTACGATTATTAAAAGAAATGTTAAAATTTTCTATTTTTGTATTTACACCATCTCTTACTCTTTGCTCATATCCATCGCCAAATTTTGCAACAAGTACTCGTTGCTGTGCTTGTCGGGATAGTCCTCGATCTGCTACGGCTTCAAAAGCAGCCGCACCACTAGTGCCCTTTACAGCATCTACTTCTCCTGAAGTCATTGTAAAACTAAATGTAGCCATTAAGATGCTCCATAGGGACTAAGCATCCCACCATTTCTTTTTTGATTCATTATTTCTTGTTGTACTGCCGCTGCTATTGCCTTTCCAAGATTTGCTCCCTGCTGTCCATCTGACTGCATATTTTGCGAAGCCTGACCATCACTATCTACAGACACATTTACAACTACATTATTATTTTGATTTCCGCCATTTTTTAGCTCTACTGGAATATGACGATTATGGGGAAGAGGAACTACAGCTTCTGTGCCGTGCAGCATTGTAGGGTACCCTCCATCTCTGCCTTCTGCTATTCCTCCGTCTCTATATCCGGGGGGTGGAGTCATTACACCCCCATATCTGCCTCCTCCTCCAAAATTGAAAGCTCCAGGAGTAAAGTTAGCTTGTCCAGAAGCAGGGGCCATTGTTATATTTGTAGGAGTTCCTCCTGAAGCCGGATTAAAGAAGCTTATTGCCATTTCAAGTAGTTTTACTGCAATAAGTTTTGCAATAATTTGTGCAAGTGCTTGTAGTACAGACTTTGCCATACTTGCGAAAGCTTCTTTCACAGACATGGTACCTTGAATTACTGAACTAAAAGCATTTATAAAAGAAGATTCAAAGGCATCTGCTGCGGTATCTCCGATTCTTCCTATATCACTGACACGCTTCTCTTCGTCGCCTATTTTTTGTTGTAAAACTGCTAATTCTTGTTGCTTTTTGGTAATTGCATCTTGAAGAGCTGTGGTATCTTGCTGATCGACAAGGCGTGCCAGCTGAGTTTGTAGTACTGCAAGATCTAGTTGTAGTTGTTTTTCTTGAGTAACCATTCTCTCAAGATTCAATCTGTCTGTAAGGTATTTTGACAGTTCAGGAGTCAAACGGCTTAGCTGAGATTCTACTATATTTTGATCTGTTATCTCTTTATTTAGTGCTCTTTGAGAACTCAAAAATCTTTCAATTTCTAAAGACGCCTCTCTTATATTTGTTCCTAAATTATCCGAAGCTTTTCCTACTCCATCGAAAGTTTCTCCCGCAGCAGCAGCTGTCGCAGTTGCTCGGTCAGCGGCACTATTTACATTCTGCCAAGCCTCTCTTAGAGCATATAAGTCAACATTAGAGTTTTGTAATGTAGAGCGTGTAGAAGTAATTGCTTCCCTCAATGAAGTTTGTGCGGCGGTGGCTGCTCCTGCTGTTTTTTCTGCATCCATTAAAGCATTTGCCATCTCTCCATACGAAAGAGAAGAATCTGAAACGATAGCAGCTAATCGTGGGAACAAGTCTTGTTGCTCTAAGATAGACTCTTTCAGTAGATCATAAGCTGCCTGTCGATCATTAACATCTGTGATTTTAAATATTTGATTTAATTTTTGCTCCATGCCAGAAGTCGCTGCAGCATTTAGTCTGATTAGCGACTCTTTTACTGTATCTCCTGCTGCTGCAGCTTTTGCCATTCCTCGTGAGGCTGCTTCAAAATCAGAGTTAAAATCTTTTAGAGAGCTCTTAAATGCATCAAATGCTTCTTTAGAATCTGTAGCTGCTCTTCCAGAGTTTTGTATGCTTTTTGCATATACAGCTATCGTACTTTCTGTGAACCTATCTTCTAAAGATGTAACATTAGAAAAGTATTCCTCTGCGTTACTTGAAGCGTTTCTATAGGAAGCTGCAAGAGTGTCTAAGCCCGCTTTTGCTGCAAGAAACGCAAGACCATCATAAAAACTAGTTACTATTGATTTTAAGCCGTTAATGAGTCCTTGAAATACCTTATCTGCAATTCGTATAACGGAAAGAGAAACATCATAAATATTATTTCTTAAACTTACAAATAGTTCAATTACAAGAACAGCAACTCCAATAATGCCTGCAAAACTAAGCGCTCTATTCATTATACCGCCGGCTCTTTGTGCGGCACTTCCAATTTTAGCGAATGCAGCACTACCAGCGGCAGACATTTTTGCAAAGTTTAAAGAGATAAAAGAAGTTGCTGTACCATAGTATAGACGAAGTTTTCCTGTACTCTTTTTAGCAGAAACATCCATTTTAGCTAAGGAAGTTTGAAAGTTTCTTACAATTTTTATATCCGCGCCTTTAAATATTCCAGTTTTTATTTTTCCATGGTCTAGATATTGTTTTTCAGCAGATTTAAGAGCTTTTCTTAGATTTGCTTTATCAACTCCTGTAAGTTCTTCTCCCTTAGAAACTTTTTGTAGTATCTTTGAGTCTTTTCCTCCGCCACGAACCAAAGTTTGTGCATTTTTCTGTAAAGACTTAGCAGCTTCGTCATTTAACGCTTCAATTTCTAAAGCATTCTTTCTTAGTGCTTCTGTGTACCTTTCTACTCTTTTTTCAGCATCCGTGATAGCTTGTGCTTGCTTGTCTTGAAACTCTCCGAATTTTTCTTTTATTGCATCAATAGGAAAAGCTGCTTTTGCAATTGATACTGCCAAAGCTCCAAAAACTACTACCGCGGCTCCTGCAGAACGATTAATAATATTTGCTAATCCTTCAAAGACTGGCAAAAGAAATTGAGTTGCACTCTTTACAATGTCATTAAAAGTAACAGCTAACTGCTGGAAGGGGTTAATTGCAGCATCTACATCTCCGAATTGCTCATTCAATTGTCTTTGAGTTTCTATAAGAACTGCTTGGCTTCTCTCATACGCAGTTAGTTCTTTAACATTTTTTCCAACTGAAGCTGCATACTCTTTTGTAGCTCGTTCTAATCGCAGAGTAATACCCAATTCATCCAAAAGTTCTGGTTCTGCTTTTGAAGTACCTCGTACTAATCTATCAAAAGCATCTTCAAAGTCTCTGCCAAGAGCTGCAGCCGCTTTTCTGGCTCCTACTGCTAAATCCTCTAATTGCTTAGAAGAAAAGCCTTTTGCTACTCCAATAGCTGCTGCACTCGCCGCATCTCTGAATGTAAGCATTTGCCCACTAGCCTCTCGCAGAGAATTTGCAATACCTTTTAGTCCAACACCAGTAGACTGAGCATAAGATTCTTGGGCTTGAATAAGAACAGAAACATCTGCAGCTCTTTTTAGAAAGTTAAAGGCAGCAGTAATAGCAAAGATATTTGCCGCAAGAGTTGCGTAAGCAGGCACAAGTCCTCCAGTGATTCCTTGTGCCATCTTTGAAAAGTTTTTACTACCGTTTGCTGATGCTTGGGCGGCACCCTTAAGATTTCGATCCGCAGTACGCGCAGATTTTGAGGTTTTATCTAACCCTTCCGCGGCTTTTTCTGCTTTTTGACCAACTACTTTAAGATTTCCTTTTTCAGTAATCTTAAGAGTTAAGTTAATTTCATTCGCTGCCATTAGCCACGCACATTATGGGTGTACTGTTTTCCACCTCCTGCAGACTTTCCTTTACGCTCCTCTGCTTTACGTTTTTTCTCTGCTTCTTCTGCTCTGTATTTTATTAGAATCCCTTCATAAAGTTTCATAAAAAAGAATATAGTTTTAGGGTTTTCTATATTGTATAGTTCAAATATATAATCTATTCCAGCCCATTGTTTCCCCATATAAGTACCTGACATA